GTGGGCATGTTATTTTAATAGGTCGGGTTGTGATTCGTCGGCTTCCGGTGCGCGGTAATACTCTACGGCAATGTCAGCCTCTAGGCGTGAGTGCGCGGTGACGAGGAAGTCGCGCCCGTTGCTGCGAATGGCGTATTCCGTCGCGCCGTCTGAGTCTGCGCGACATTGGATGGCGCGGGAGTTGATGCGTATGGGGTTCACTTCGCGTCCCTCCGGTTAAGCACTAGCACGTAGCCGTAGCCGTCATCGGCGGTGCGCTTAGTCAGGCCGGTCTTGATGTCGCCGTCTGCGCTGATCTCGATCACCTTGGTAGCCTCCTGCTTGATTACCTTGCCGCCGAAGTGGTCGTCCACATAGACGGGCACGTTGTCGGGCAGGGTGAGTTTGCTGCCACAAAAGTTTGTGCCTGCGCTCGATACGAATAGCGAGCCTGCAACGGTCTTGTCCACCAGCCGCTCCAGCAGCAAGTCAGTGCGAGCGGTTGATGAGCGCATCAAGTCCTTCACTTCGCGCTGGTCTGTCAGCAGCGTGCCGAGGCGCACGATTTCGGCGTTGAGTCCGGCGACGACGGCTGCGTGTTTCTTTTTGGTTATGAGCATGGTGTGATTATTTGGAGCGAAGAATGAGCCAGCCAACAACGGCGGCAGTTGCGACGAGCAGCGGCGCGAGGCGCATGGTGAGCCGCGCATTGCGGCGGCGAGTGGCGCGACATTCCGCGCAGTTGCAGGGGGTGGGTAGGTAACGCATGGTAGGAGTCTCGCCGGGTATCGCCCGCCCCGTTGCCGAGGCGAGCGCACCCGACAAGGTGAGTGGTTAGGCGGCGAGGGCAAACACAGATTGATTGGCATCAATCCCAGCGGCCACAAGCTCGTCGAGCGAGCCAGCGCGAAAGTGGCCCTCCGCGCTGTCGCTGCTGAGGTTTTCGACATTCGTTGCCGGAAGCTCGATGGACTTGATGAGAGTTTCGCCGGTGATGCTGTTGCAGATTTTGTAGTTCATTTTGTCGGATGATTTGGTTTTGTCGGGATGTGTAGTTAGGCGGCGAGTGCGTCAGCGACGGCGAGAAGTTCCGCGTTGTCCCATGCCATTCCGCGCAGGCTGGTGATTTTACCGTCTGCGAATTTAGCGCGGGCCACTGTCTGCCATTCCGCGCCGAGCGCCGGGGCGGTGTTGTGCTGTTCTGCAACGATCTTGCCGTCATCTGCCGTGAGGCGGTAGGTTTGGCCGTTTACTGCGATGGTCTGAGTTTTCATTTTGTCGGATGATTTGGTTTGGTTTCGCTCGGCTGGTTGCCTTGCTTGAAACCACTTAAGCGCACGCCGCCGAATCGCGCAAGAATTATTTTCAATTATTTTAGTGCAGCTTTTCCAGCACTTCGTAAACCCTTGAGTTGCGGGGGAACTGCGCCGGTTTTCGCCACCGCTCTTTTTCTGTATTGCCCGCGCTTTTTGCCAGCGTCGCTGCGCTTTTTCGGCGCGAGATTCGTCCGCGATTCCACGATTGCGCGCAGTGATTCCGCCTCCTGCTCCGTGGGCGTCCATACGCCATCGAACATGCGGCGCACGTTGCCGTAATGCGTGCCGAGCAGCGCGGCGATGCGGCTGATTGCGCCTCGCTTGGGGCGGTTCGTCGAAGGGTCGGTGATGTATTTTTGCCATGTCATAATTTATTGACTTTATTTCGCCGATGTGCTTTTGTCAAGACTGCATGAAAAAACACCGCTTTACCGTCGTCGTAAAAACCGACATGGGCCGCGCGCACGCGGCAGGCGCGCTAACGGCTGCGCTTGGATGGAGCGCGCCCGGAAAGTGCGAATTTCACCTGCGGAAATCAGCACCGAAAAAAGGGGGCGGTGCGAAATGACTGCGCTCCCTGCCAACGCGAAGCTGTGCCACCGCTGCGGCGAACACTACATTGGCCGCGCGTGCCCGAAGTGCCCGCCTGCGCTCGCTAGCGCCCCGCCAGCGGCTCCAAGCTCTTATGACAATCACACTGACCGTGCCGGGGAAGCTGCCAAGCTGGAACGCAATTCTGGGAATGGGTCACTGGCAAAGAGCGAAGCTGAAAAAGGAAATCCAGAGCGCGTTCTTGTCCGCGTTACGAGCGTGCGAAAGCGACTCATTGACGAGGACAACCTCGCCGAAAAGTATCATGTGGACTGCTGCCGATACGCTGGCCTCATACATGCAGACTCGCCTGACCAAACGAAAATTGAAGTCTGCCAGCGCAAGGCTGCGAAAGACGAAGCGGAGCACACGATAATCGAAATCACCACATGAGCGACACAATCACCCAACTAGCCCGCCCGCCATTCCAGCGCGCCGAGCGCGGCCACGTCCGCGACGCCACCGGCTCCCTCGTCATCACCTGCGACGATGAGATTCTGTGCATGTTATTTTCCGAGCGCGAGGTGGACAAAGACGGCCACTTCATGTGCCCGAAATGCGGACGACTTGGCCAGCGCATGGTCGAGGCGAGACCCGCGCAGTGCGGACTAACAGATAGCTCCCCGGCAGTTGACCGGGCAGCGCATGGTTCTGGGAAACTCAGACAAGAGCCGACCGTCGAGCGTCATGCGGCGCGGAGCGGAGTGGGGGGCAGGCCATGAGGTGCGAACGCTGCAAACTTAATGGACTCTGCCGGAAGATGCGCGAGGCAACACGCGAGCACTTCCGGTGGTCGCTGCACAATCTCGTGGCGCACCCACTCAGTGAACTCGCGTATCTCGTGGGACTGCGCCGACTGAGTGACTGGCTGCACGACGCGAGCATACCGAAGCATCCGGCGGGGGAGGGGCGGGGATGAAACGCCACGAATCGAAGCCGCGCCATTCGGTATTACCCAAACAATGAGCGCGCAGAATTGGCTGCGATTCCGAGCTTCCGAACGCGCGCACGTCGTCACCGGCATGAGCGGCCCGATGCACCTCACGCCCTGCGGCTACGCAGCCCACGGCGCAACGGGCGTGCCTGACAAGCGGGCGCGGAAATGCCGCACCTGCTCGCGCGCTGTGCGGCCTGTGCCTCCGCAGCAATGGCGCAAGGCAGGGCACGCGCCGGAATGAATTGCTTTTTATGACACACGAACCAACCCACATAATCTCACTCGGCGCGGGCGTGCAAAGCTCCACAATGGCACTCATGGCTGCGCGGGGAGACTTTCAAGACTTGAACGGTCAAGTTACGCGCGTCTCTCACGCAATCTTTTCGGACACGAAGGCTGAGCCTGCATCGGTGATGAAATGGCTGGACTGGCTGGAAAAAGAAATTGCCACGCTCCCAAATCCGTTCCCGATTCACAGAGTCAGTGCAGGCTCGTTGGAGGATGACGAAACGCGCGTGCGCGTGAGCGGGAAATCCGGCAAGCGATACATGAAAGGCTCAATCCCGGCGTTCGTGCTGAATCCAGACGGCACTAAGGGGCTACTCGGACGCAAATGCACGGCGGATTACAAAATCGTTCCGCTTCAACGGAAGGTGCGAGAACTGGTAGGGATTAAAAGGGCTGGCAAGAAAATCGTGTATGCGAAAATGTGGATCGGAATTTCTATGGACGAATGCCACCGCATGAAGCCAAGCCGCGTGGACTACATCGAAAATACATGGCCGCTGATAGATGCGGGCATGTCGCGTCGCGATTGCTTGGCGTGGATGAAGTCGGCTGGCTACCCAGAGCCTCCGCGCAGCGCGTGCGTGTTCTGCCCGTTTCATGGTGACGCGGAATGGAAGCGGTTAAAGGATGATGAGCCGGAGGAATTTCAGCGGGCGGTGCAGTTCGAGAAGAAGATGCACGCGGCGCAGTCGTCTCAGGAAACATTGCGTGGAGTGCCGTTTTTGCACGCATCCTGCGAACCGCTTTCCGTGGTGGATTTTCACGGCGCGAAAGAAAAGCAACAACTGGAAATGTTTGGGGCGGAATGCACCGGGCTTTGCGGAGTATGACAGCCGAAGAACACGCGGAGCACGCCCACCTGATAAACCTCTGGAACTGCTCTGAGCCGATGACGCCCGCGCAGCTTGAACGGATGCGCGAGTTGGATGAGTTCCGCCGCGAGGACGTGCTGGCCCTCGCCACGAAAGTTTTGCGCGAGCTGAAATAGGGCTTTCCGAGGCGCGGACACTAAACTTGCCGCGTGTATCGTCCGCTCCGAGTTTAGCGAATTTTCAATTACCGCGCTGGTAAAACGCTTACAGGCCGCAGCCTAGCGGCAAAAACAATTACCGCTTCCCGCCGATGCCCGCGCAGATCACGACGATGCCAGCGAGGATGAGCACGGCGGCGATGCCGATGGCGAGGCTCATTGCGTCGCCTGTGCGTGCATGGAATCCCTGCCCCAGAAAGCCCCGGCACTCAGCCAGCCCTCGCGCGCGAATGCTTCCATCACCGCAAATGGCATCGTCGCGCGGACTGGCCATGCGACGTGATTGCCGTTGTTGCCCGCGTCGAGGTCAATCGCAGCACCGCGAGCGTGTAGCGACGGCAGAGATCCTCCGCGCATCGGGCGGTTGTTGTAGCAGCCGTCATAGATTTTCACCACGTCCGGCGCGACGGCGTATGCCGCTGTGAGCGCGCGGGCGAGGCTGTCAGCAACCTTGGCATGGCAGCGAATGGTCTTGATGCGCTTGCCCTCATAGAACATCGGCACGGGCGCGGGGAGATTCACAAGCTGCGACTCGTCACCGGCTGCGCCGTAGAACTTCGTCAGGCTGGCTTGGTCGGACTTCGGCCAAGGGTTCGGCGATGGCATGAGAGCGCGTAGATACTTCTGGCAAGCCGCGATGGATTTCGGCCCCCAAAAGCTATCCGGCACGACGCCGATTTTCGACTGAATCGCTTTGATTTCGGTGGAGTTCACTTCCCACCGGCAAACGCCGCCTCGCTGAGTGCCGTCGCCACCGCGTTAATCACCGTGGATTTGCTCACGCTGCCCTTCGCCAGAGCCTCCGCCGCGATGCTCTCGACGGCGCGTCCGGCGATAGGATGCCCCGTCGCGCTGCGGACAAGCTGGCCAATGTCGGCCACGTCCACCGCGCCCCACGCGGCCTGCGCTGCGGCGTGCCCGTAGTCGCTGCCGAGGTTGCCCGCGACAAGCGTGCGGAGTTGCGCCACTGCCACTTTGCCGAGGATGGTTGCCGCGTCACGGCGCACCGCGCGCCAGTCGGTGCCCGCGCATCCGGTCAGGGCATGGATGAGCGTGGCGACAATGGCGAGGATGATGAGTTGCTTTTTCATGGGTTGGGTTGGGTTGGAGGTGTCGGCCCGCTGCGCGCTGCCAGATAGGTCGCGTAAATGCCGAGGAACAGGGTCAGGAAGCGAGTGAACAGGCCCACGTTGGGCCTCCAGTGAAGCGGCGTGAGTTCGACAAGCGCGGCGAGCCATCCGCTTTGTTGTTCAGGCGGGACGGTTGCCAGCCAGTTGATGAAGCCGAAGATTCCGGTGCCGCTGGATGCGAGGATGACTTTGAGTTTTGTGTTCATAAGTGGACAGGGACAGGGATTACTTTGCCGATGAGCGCGAGCGGCGTGCCGTCATCGTTTTTGACGATTCTGCCAGTAGCCTCAACCGTGATCGGCTGGCCGTCTTGCATGACACGGTAGCGCACCTTGTATGGGCGTCCGTTGCGGATTGTTTCGAGGAAATCGTTCTGGGTTCGCGCGAGGTCGTCCGCGTGGATTGCCGAGAGCCAGCCCCAAACGAGCATGTCGTGAGACTCCATTCGGAAAAGCTCCGCGCAGGCTGGGTTCACCCATTCGCACGCGCCTGACGGGAGCGAGCATTGCCACTGCGGGACGGGAGACTCATCCAGCATCATCATGGTCTGCTGGTGATTCACGATGGCCCGGCAGTGCAATTCCTTCACCTTGCTTTCAACGTGCGAGAATCGCGCCTCGTTCACACGCACGATTTCTTGCAGCGAGTGAGCAACTTCGCCGACGTGCGCGGCGAGGTCGGAGATAGCATTGGCCCTGCGCTGCCACCAAGCCCCGAGGATGCGAAGCCAGCCCCAGATTCGCTTCGCCTGCGTGACGAATAGGATGAACGCGCCGATGAGCGCGAGTGATTCAGCCAGCCAATCTGGGGCGTCGTGCTTCATTTCACGGCGGCGAGTTGCGCTTCAAGTTCCTTCACACGCGCGGCTTTGGCAGCGGCTTCGCGCTCGGCGAACGGCGCATTGATGGCTGCGGCTAGCGTTGCCAGCGTAGCGCGTGCGGCGTCATACTTCGCGCTGTTGGCTGCGAACTTGGATTGCAAGTCGGCGTATTCCGCGTCAATCGCCGTCCAGTCCAGCGCGGCGAGCAATTCGGCGGCGTGCTTCTGGTCTTGCGCGGTCATCGCGGCGAGTTCCGAGGTGGCCTTGTCGCGCGCTGCGTTGGCCGTGGCGAGTTCGGCGGCTGCTTTGTCGGCGGCTTCTTTCGCCGTGGCCTGTGCCTTGGCGAGTGCTTCCGAAGATACCTTCGCTGCCGACTGCGCGGCTTCGGTGATAGCGGCTTGAATCTCGAACCATAGCGGCTCGCCTTTGTCTTGGATGTCTTTGAGTGTCATGGGTGTTTTGTGGTTTGGGTTATGCTAAAAGTCCGGCGTTTCGCAGCGCTTTGACTACTTGTGCAATCGTGTAGCCGTCGAAAGTGTCGTCCGTTTTGATATTTACCCCCCCGCCGGGGCTTGCAAAGGTTGCGCTGGAAACTGCCGTTGTCGGCTGAACGATTGGCGTGGCGTTCCAGAAGCTGAGTTTCTGCGTTGTTGCCGCGCCAATCTTAGTGCCGGTCGTCGTGTTGAAAGCGATGTTCTGGCCATCTCCTAACGTGATTCCGCCGTTAGCTGTGAGAAGCCCTGTAAGCGTGCTCGCGCCGGTCACGGCGAGCGTGCCAAGTGCGGTGATGTTTGTAAGTCGGATCGAACCTGCGTCATTTGCGCTACTTGTGCCAATTTGCAAAACTCCCGCTGCGTATCGGCTCGCATACAAGTCCTTGGTTTGATATGCCTGATTAGCAGTATTTGTCCAAGCATGAAACCCAGTGCTGCCAACCGTTACGCCAGTTGAACTTAAATCCGTGGGCTGAGAACCACCGTTCAAGTCGCCTCCGCAATAGATATTTGCGCAAGCAAGTACTTGTAGCTGGCTGTTTGTGCCGTTCGTGAGCACAAGCGGTCCACTTGATCCTTTTTTTAGCTGCCTGTCCGCAGACGCAAATCCGCCAAAATAAACACCTGCTGCAAACACGGCGGCTCCCGCCGTCACATTCAGCGCCGTGTTCGTCGTCGCGCCGCTCGCCGTCAATTCCAACGCCACATTAGTCGAGGTCGTCCCGGTGTGCGTGTTGGAGATCACCGCACCCTTGGTGGTGATGCCGCTGGTGCCATTCGCGCCCGCAGTGGCGACGTTCAGCGCGGTCTGCGACGCCGCCGCCGCCGTGCCGCTTACTTGCAGGTCAAGGAGCTTGCCGCTGGTCAGTGACGAGCTTGCCGCGTAGATGCCGGTGCCGGTCGTGAGGCTGTTCGCCGCAACCGCGATGCCGCTGGTCGTGGTGCTGCCGGTCGTGGTTGGCAGCGTGAAGGTGTTCGTCGTGCCGGTGTAGGTGTTGCTCCCCTCCAGCGTCGCCAGCGTGCCACTCAGCGGCAGCGTAACCGTGCCCGTGCCGAGCGCGCCCGTCGCAGGCGCAAGCGTCGTGGTGCCAGAGGTGGCGTTGCGGAAGCCCACGTTGCCAACGGCGCTGCCTGCGGTGCCGAGGAGGAGGGACGTGGTGGAGCTTGCCGACAGCGTGGTGAAGCTGCCCGCGAGTGTGCCGCCTGTGATGTCGGTTGTTAGCGCGAGCGTGCCTGTCGCAGCTTGCAGTGTAACCGTGTAGTCGTTTGCAGAAGCGTTTGCGGAGTCGAGGGTTGTAGTTCCCGTCGATGTAGCGTTCTTGAATCCGATTTTCCCGGATAAAAATGCTGAGTGGCCTAATGACATGCGCCCCGTTGAAGCGGAGAAATGAGCGAGGATGAGATAGCTGCTTACGAAATCGGATGACCGCAAAAATACATCACCACCGGCGTCTAAATATACGTGCGTAAAATCGTTAGTAAGACGGCCTTTCATGGTTCCGTCTTGGGTATTGAGAATCCTGTAATTTATGGAACTAGGCTCGAATAGCGTCGGCGAATTGAACGTCCCGCCCGTCACCGTCTTGCCGGTGAATGTCAGCGCGCTCGGCAGCGAGAGCGTCGGCGTCGTCGTGCCGGTCACGGTGATCTCGTTCGCTGTGCCGGTGATGGAGGTTACTCCGCCAACCGCTGCGGGCTTCGGCGTAATCCACGCGCGCAAGTCGGTGTTGGCCGTGATTGCGCCGGCTGATGCGACAACCGTTGCCAGCGGGTAGCTGCCAGCCGTGAATGCCGTGGTGTTGACGCTGGCCACGCCTGCCGCTGTCACCTCGATGTAGTTCGTTGCGTTGGTGATTGCCAGCGATGCCTGCGCTGCCACAAATGCGCCGTTGGCTGCGTAGCCCGCTGCGACGTTGACGAGCAGGCCGGTGCCGTTCGTGACTAGGAAATCGTTGCGGTTGAGCAGCGCGGTCGGGGCGGTGTCATCGTCGCGCGTCACGTTGTTCTTGAGGACAAGCGCGAGCGTGTCGCTTTCCACCACGCCTGCGCCAGCAAAGTCGAACACGCAGTTAGCTTGTTCCGTGGTCGTGCCGAGCAGCGTCGTGACGGCGGCGGCGTTGATCGTGGTCGAGGCCGTATAGACGTTTGTTGCGCCAACTTGGGAAAACGTCGTCCACTGCGCGAGCGTGGTGCCGTAGGTGTTGACGGGTTTGAGCGTGCCGACAAGCCCTGCCGGGATGGTAGCCGATGCGCCGTTGCTCACGATGGTCACAGATAGCGTGAGCGTTTCCGAGCGTTTGACGTAGTTGCCAACAACGCGGTCGAGTGTGAGCGCCCCGGTGGAGATGTCGAATGTCAGGTCAAGGTCGCGCGGCATGATGTTGGGTTGTAGCGGATTTTCGGGCGTGCGTCAAGTTTTACGGCCACGCCTGCGCCTCGGGGCCGATCCATGTGATTTGGCCGATTGAGTTCACCGTGATCGGCGCGATGAAAATCTTCATCGTTCCCGCATCGTTATAGACTCTGCAAAGGCCGCTTTGATAGGTCTGAATCGAATTATAGCTTGGCGCGATGTCTGAGCCGTCCGACTTGTGCCCTTTGCTTGTGTAAAGTAAATCGTAGTATGCGGTATCAGCCGTGCCGGTTGCACCGTAGCGGAGCGTGTAGTTATCGGAGGCCGTCCCCGGCAGGTCGTCAATCGGCCCCCATCGGCTTTGACTAACAACCGGAACGTTCGAGGCTGGCAGCGTGATCGTGGCAAGTAGGTAGTGCCTTGTCGCGGTCAGGTAATCATTTGTTGGCACCGTTGCCGCCGCCTCCACCGTGCGGGTGGTGATGGTGCTTGCGATGTTACCAAACGCACTGACTGTTCTGTCCCACGTCGCCTTGGCGTAAATCTTGTCACCGCTTTGCAAGGGCGAACCATCCACGCGCGCCGTTATCTCAAACACCGGGTCGTCATTCGCTGAGAACCCGGTTGGCAGTTGACCGAATAGCGTGCCGTTGAAAACGCGCAGCTTTTTGCTGCCAGCCGCTTCGATGTGAAACTGCCGATGCTCGCGCTTAGGCTCTGGCGGTAGCAGCTTTTTCTTGATGGAAAAGCGCACGCCGTCAACGCCTTCGGTCACGTCGAAATCCTGCTGGTTTGGAATCGGCTGGCGCGAGTAAGCCCACGCCTTGAACCGCTCGATGCTGCGGTTAATCCACCCGTTCTTTGCTGGCTCCGGCTTGCTTGGAAATGCCATTAGGCTCCTTTCAGAATGTATTCATTCACGCTCTGACACTGCCATAGCTTGCCGGGCACCACTTCCGGCACGGTGAAGGTCGTCGTTTGCGAGACAGCCGAGAATGTGTTAAACACGGCGGTTGCGTCACCTGTTGGAATTGTGTCAGTAGGTTCCCCTGCGTCATCCACCATTCCGCTGAATGTCATTTGCCGGATCGCCGCGCTGCCCATATTTAGCACGGGAATGTTGCGCACGGCGGAATAAGTCGGCGTGGAGCCGGGGTTTGCAAGCGCCGCCCATTTGTATGTTGTCCTCGAGCTTACGTAGGTGACTGAGCAGGTGATTGTTTTCTGGTAGTTCACCGAAGTTGCATCGGTGATTTGCTTGGTCGTCTGCGCGGTTTGCAGCGATGTGTCGTCCTCGGCTAGCACGCCACGCGCCGCCCCGCCGCGCAGTCCCTTGTAGTTCAGCGTGACGGTTGGCAGCACTGGGTTGTCATCGCTCGTCCAGGTGTCCAGAAACATGCTGGCATCGTTCAGATTTGCGCCTGCCTCGTCCGTGCATGACAGCGTTGCGTATGCGCCGAGCGAATCCATGAACGCCTTCGCGCGATACTGCGCGCCCTGATAAGTGACGGTGCATGTGTCAAGCTCGCCGGTGAAGTTGCGGCTCCACTGCGCCGGCTTGACTTGGATGAAGGTCGAATCTTCGATGTAATGGAGTGCGCTCATTCTGCGATTGCCTTGGCTACTTTTTTGTTAGCGTCGCGGGCGTCCTTTGCCACGTTGAGAAGTTCATCCAATGTCTCTTTTTCGGTCAGTCCTTTGAGGCGCTTTCGCTCTTGGTCTTTCTCGAACGCCTTGCGTCGCGCAGCGTCTCCGCGCCTAACCTCGCCCTCCCTGCGCACTGGCACGCCGTCAATCTCCTTGAGTCCATTCGCCTGCGCCATGTTGCGGAACGCCTCAAACTCGCGACGGCCAAGCGGCCCCTTATAAACAGCGTTCCGCTCGCGGTCGATGCGTGCGCGGGTTTCGCCTTCCCTCCTGATTCTGGTGCGCGTCGGGTCATTGAACCACTGATTGAATCCCGCCTGCGCTTTCTGGAAAATCCTAGTGAAAGGCAAATTCCCGCCGCCGCCTCCAATCGCGGCCATCCTCGCATCGGCCATTTTCACGGCAGGCTCGATTTTCTTGCGCATAGCTTGGGCTTCTGCCAGCGCCGCCGCTGCTCCAAAGTGATCCGCGCCAACCTTGGCGGCTTCCATCGCCTTGGCTGCGCCATTAGCGTTCTTGGCGAGGGACGCCATGCCCTCCGCAACCATATCTTTGCCTTTGTTTGGTGTTGGCGCAACAAAGTCTTTGGGAATCACTGGCCCAATAAATTCGCGCCTTGCCCGCTTTGATTCTTCGTTGGCGATGGCTCTTTCAGTCCGCGCGCGCGGACTGTCATCCATGTTGAAATCAGGCGGTTCACCGGGGACTACCCCGCCTCGCGTGACGATAGCTTTCGTTCCCTTGCTGTATTTTTCCTTTTCCTTCGGCGCAGTTCCCGACTTTATGAGTGTCCATATCTCAGGAATGCCGCTGTTTTCCCACCAGTTACTAATCCATGCCGTGAAAGCTTTTGCGGCGTCTAGCAGGAACGTGCCGAACTGGGTTGCGTATCCAATGATGATTTTACCCCACGCAATCGTCTTGCTGATAGCGTCCTCAATCGCCACCGCCATACCGGGGAATGCGCGCTCGATGGCATCGTGCAGCCAGTTCGCCAATTCAATCGCCTTCACTTTTGCCATCGCCCAGAAAAAACCCATCACTCCCATTGGGTCTTCCCAGATCGCGAAGCCCCATTTCATCGCTTGCTTTAGCTTCTCGGCAACCTTCTCGCCGAATGGCGCGAGGTCAACCTTGTCAAACTGCGCAGTGATATTGTCGGCGATGCCCGCCAATCCAGCGCCTGCGCCGATAAAGAAGCCGCGAATCTTCGCGCCCACCCTGCCGAGCCGGTCGCTGATTCGGTCGAATGCCGCTGCGTTCTTTTCGAGGATGCCAGCCTGTTTTCCAAGGCTGTCTCGCGCGGTCTGCATCGCCTCGCCATCTGCGAAAAATGACAGCATGTTCACACCGGCTTTGCCGAAAATATCCACTGCCGCCTTCGTGCGAGCGGCTGTGCTTCCGAGCTTGCTGATTGCCGTGGCTACAGCCTCGAACTGATCCGCTGGTTCTTTGTTCAGCAATTCCTGAACGCTCAGTCCGATTTGCTCGAATGCGCTTGCGTTGCCTGACTTCGCCGCCGCTACAAGCGCGGTGTTCATCTTCTTGACCGCTGGCACCAGCCCCTCAAACTCGACACCGCAATCTTGGAGCGCCTGAGTGAGCACAAGGAGCTTGCCAATCGGCATCCCTGTGCGGTCTGCCATGTCCTGCATTTCCCCGCCGAAGTTGTATGCGTGGACAACGCCAGCCGCAAACACTCCGCCGACAACCGCTCCAGCCTTGGCGAGCGTGCCAAAGGCTTTCGCGGCCAAGTTGGGCAGCCCGCCGATAGCGCCGCCGATAGCGCCGATGGCTTTCTCCGCGCCGAGAAATGCGCCCGTGGCCAGCAACTTGACGGGGTTGCGCGCGAACTGGCGCGCGAGGGCTTTGCCGGTCGCAAGCGCACGCGCAGCGCTGCGCGAAAATGGACTCATGTCCATTGACAATACTGCCTTCAATTCTGCTTTTTTTGCCATTAGAAACCCCCTTTCTTGGCTTGTTCCTCAAATTTCCGTTGCCCGTAAACAATCAAATCATCGGCGGCATTGTCGATGGCTTTTTGAAGCGCATTGCCGCCGATTTCCTCGGCCATCGGCGCGGTGTTTACAATTTCAGCAAAAAGGTTTTCCGGTGATGCCTTAGTAGCCCGACCGTAAATTGCTTCTGATTTATTGAATTGCTCCGGGTCTTCCTTTGTCTTTCCTTTTCCCCGAGCGCCAGTTCCTCCAAGCGCCTTGGCCGCTGGCGTCCATCCGATAAAAGCAGTGTAGCCTGCCGCGCGAATGCGCCTCGCCTTTTCAACGGCCACCCACTCGTCAAGCTGCTGACTTGTCACTCGCTTTAGTTTGTTTTTCGCGCGCAGTCGCTTCACGATCAGCCCGCGAATCATCGCGTCGGTCACGCCCTTGATCGACGATTTATTTGCCTTCGGCGTGAGCTGCATTGCGCCCGCACCAGTGCCGCTTCCGATGATCGCGTGAAGCGCCGCGCGATTAAGTGAGTCCGCCATCGGCCTTTTCGATGTCGCCTCAACAAAGCGGAGCGCGCTTTGCAATCCTGATGTGTCGAGCGTGATCATGTCGGCTAAACTAGCACGTCCCCGCCGTCCTTGGCAAACACGGAAAGCACGTAAATGCGCGCCACCTTGTCGAAGGCGTGCATCTGGCGTTGCCGGTCGAAGTCCTGCCACCATATCGCATCGTATTGGAGCGCCTCGGCCAGTGGCATCCGGTGCCAGATTTCGTCCGGTGAAGCCCCGCAGACCGCGTGAACATGCGCGATGAGATGCGCCCATTGCGACTGCGAGGCTAGACTTTTCCCGGCTCGTCTCCTGATTCTCCGCCGCCCGTTTTCTCCACCTCGATGCGGAACTGCGCGGCATCAACGCCAGTCACGATGCCAAAGAACACTTGGAACGCCTCGCCAAACTTCGGCCCGCTCATATCGGTGATACCCTCGCTGTCAGCCCATGCGATGGCGGCGTCACGAGCTTCGTCCGGTTTGGACACGGCGCGCGAAGGCGTCCACACGCCCCGCGCCAGCGCCGTGCTTGCATCTGGGAGTGTGCAGAGCCACAGCACGATTACAGAGTGAAACATGGCATCAGGATACATGTTTGTGGCCTGCAACTGCGCAAGCGCGGCCTCGCCGATGAACGGCCATGTCATCCCCATCCTTGTCGCGGCGACTTTGCGGCTGGCGCTGTATGGCGCGAGCGGCGCGCCGAATAGCTCAAAGCCTCGTTTGGCGTTGATGAATGATGATTCTTCGGGTGTGATTTCTTCGCTCATGGTTTTTTCGGTGCTCCTATTTTTTCGCGTGATTCGTTGCTCAGGTTTAAATTCCAGATAACCGCGCTGCCCTCGGCGGTGTAACTCAGCGGCGCGGAAACTTCATCTGGCACGCCGTCAATCGGCTTCACCTTCACGCTGGCCTTTCCGAGCGATAGCGAAGGGCAGACAACCCAGATGTGGTCTTTCATCGGCTTGTGGTTTAGCCGGCGCATGTAAAGCGCCTGCATTACGGTTTCCGTCGAAATGTCGGGAAGGTTCGGCTCACGCTTCTCCGCCTTGGCCTTGTGCATTTCCTCAACCATCGCGTCCCACGCTTTGATTGCCTTGGCAAATTCCGCGTCCTTGACGATGCGCCACGTCACGATGCCGGGAATCTTCCGCTCGCGCGCTTCGATGACAGCCGCCTCGAATACCTGCGGCGTTACCGGCGACTGAGGCAGCAACCTGCGCGAGCGGCAAAGGTCGGGCGTGTAGTGGTTGATGCACGGCGGCACGACTCCGGTGTCGCTGCCTGCCAGCTTTGCGCCCGCCGTGATGAGCGCCAGCGCCAATTCCTCGTCTGTTGTCTCGAAAATTTCCATGTGGTTTGATTGACGTTTGCGGGTTCCGTCTCCCGACCTTTCGGCGGTGTGAATGGTTAGCCTTGGATGGACGTGTAAAGCTCCGCCGCTGCCCACGCGCCGATAACGGCGGTGCCAGTAGCGGCGTCGGTGACGGCAATGGCGGCTTTGATGTCGAGCATGTCGCCGGGCAACAGGCCCGAGGACGTGAGCGGGAATGTCGTCTCGGCAAGCGTCAAGCTGCGAATGCTGACAGCGGCTCCGGCGTAGAGGTTCGCTCCAACCGTGCGGTCGCGGCTAACCTTGCGCACGTCCACGATGAGCGTCGCAGCGGTGTCGGCAATGGTCGTGATGCAGCCTGCGGAAAAACGCACCGTTACGGTCGCGGCTGCGACGTAGGACGGCGGAAGCACTTTGAGGCAGCGAGCGTAGCGCGTGGTTGCGCCAGCGCCCTTGAGGTCGCTGGTGCCGATGTAGCTGCCAGCCGTGCCATGCGTTCCGGTGTAATAGCCGAGGTCGTCGGTTGCGCTTGTCGCTGGCAGCACGGTGCCGACTGAATCCCACACGCGCCAGATGTCGAATGGCAAAGGGAGAATCTGATTCGTGTCCGTGGCGAGCGATGAGCGCGGATACGTTGGCAGGTTTCCGGCAACGGCGAGGTTGCCCTGAATCTGCACATTCGGAAATACTGCCGTGTCCGTGGCCATAGCTTAGGCGACTGCGAAGCGGCTGGAATACTTGGCCGTGACTTTCTTGAGGCCGTTGCGCTCGTTGTCCACGGTCGCGGTGTCGCGGTAGAATCCACCAGCCGAGCGACCAAAGTAGGTGGTCGAATTGACGGGCACGAACGCCGTGTAGAAGTTGTGGACGAAAAGGCTGCTCGCCGTGGTGATGTCCAGCGTCTCGCCTTCGATGTCGAGTTCGCCCTGCGGGTCGCCGACGACTTTGCCGCGAGCCTGCCCGTTGATGCCGGGAATCCACTCGTTGATTTCCGGCGAGACGGTAACGGAAAATTTGCTGCAATTGATGCCGAGTTCTTCGGAGGCGATGCCCCAGACTCCATTGGTGAAGGATACGAGTTGAACGGCCATGATTAGGATTTGGTGGGTGTTGCGGGTGCGGGTTTCGAAAGTTGTTTTTCCAGCGAGGCGAGTTGCTGTTTTTCGTCGGCGATAGTCGCGCTGCGATCCACGTTGTCTTTCAGCGCCTCCAGCGCGGCGATGGAACTGCGCAATCCTGCGGCCATTTCGCGGAGTTGGGTTTCCTGCTGTGAAGATAGCGCCATGATGGTTCGCTTCTACGTCAAACGGTTGCGACTTGCAAGGGCAAACTACGTGTGAACACGCGAAAGTTTCCGCGCGTTTCCATCGTCGTCCTTGCGGCCTCGGTCATTACGAGCAGCCAAGTGAAATTCGCCGTGACGTAAGCGGATGTTGCCGGGGATACCAGCGAAGCCTCGGCCTTGGCAAACACGTCGTTTGCCTCGTCCGCGTCGCGGTTGACGGTGTGGAATGACACGTCGAGTTGCGCGGCGTAGGGCTTCTGCCCTTCCAGCATTTTCTCGCCAACCTCGGCCTTCACCACGATGCGCTCCTTTGCTGTCTCCGCGCTGCTGTTGAACGCCTCAACCTGCAAGTCGAATGGCAGCGTTGCCGACGCGCGTAGTGCTTGGATTGCCCACGCTTCGATTTTATTGCCGATGGTCAGTTGCATTATTCAGAGGCGGTCGGGTCGCCGACCGTGATGTAGAAAATGCCGTCGCGCTCGTCCACGTCGAGGATGACGTGATCCTGTCCCCGCACCGTTACTGGCGTGAATTTCGGCGGCTCGCCATTCGGGAATTTCACCGTGTCGGCGTAGTCCGTGAGCAGGCTTTTTTTGATGGCGAGAAGCTGCGATCCAGATTCGCCGACTCCACCCGGCAAAAGCACGTCGCCGAATGCGTTCATGCCGACGATGCACGGGATCGCGCTCATCGTGCCGATTGTCGCGACGCACGATAGCCCCGTCCATCGCGCCTGCGATGTCACTAGCCGGTCGTGTGCGTCTGTGGTGCGTGACATTGTAAAAAACAAAGCGCCCGGCCCGAGTGAACAGACCGGGCGCTAAGATGAACAACTAAGCTGCTTAGACTCCGCCGATGATGATCGCGAGGTGCTCCGGCTTGAACACCGTGACGCCCCATGCAAGCGAGACGTGGTAGGTGTTCATGCGATAGCCGGGATACATCGCAATCTCGAAGCTGAGGTTGGTGCGCGGGTCGGTGATCACTTGGCGGTCGAGCGCCATGTCGCCCTGCGCCGGGATAGCCGGAAGGCGGGTGGCAAGCACGATGGCGTTGCGGCTGAACGCGCAGTTGCGCGAGGACGTGCCGAACACTGTGATCGCGCGAGTCGCGGCGGATTGAGCAACGCGGAGGCCGGGAGCGGCGAGCGTGATGCTGTCACCGCTGGCCGGGTTCGCGCCTGCGAAACTCACGGATGCCACGACATACTTGTTGGTGTCGTTGGCGAAGGTGATGATGTCGCCAGCGGCAACAACGCCGGTGCCAGCCGTAGCGAGCGGGATGACAGTCTGCCCAACCGTGAACGCGGCGTTGGTGCTTGTGGCACTCGCCATCGTGCCAGCGGTCTGACTTCCGACCGCTGCGGACTCGCGCAGCGAGAAGCCGTAGAGGTCGCCGAGCAGACCTTGGCGGAGCAGCGTGCTGTCGCCGCCTTCGTTGACTTTGTAGAGGTTCGCGTATCCGCGCACCGCAACGCCAGCGGCGGTGGAAAGCACGGCGTGGCGGTCGCTGCCGGGAGCGCCGTTGTCGTCGAGGATTTTTTTCGCGTTGCTGAAGTCGCCGATGACAGGCGCGGTGTTGGCCGTCGCACCGAAGGCGCGGGAAGCGCCAGCGTTCGCGGCAGTCCAGATGTCAGTCTCCACTTCGTTGACGGCAGCGCGGATAGCCTGCGCGATCTGATCCTGCTGGATGGTCAGGTAGCCGGGGCCTTTGTCCACCGCCATGATGTCCTCGCCGCTCCAGCTAAAGCCGAACGAGCGGGCTTTGGTGATCGTGAGCGACTTGTTGCCGATGGTCTGATTGAGCGCGGAAGGAACGGCCATCGCAGGAACGATGTCAGCGCCGGAGGCGTTCACAGGTGCGACGATGGAGCGGAGCGTTTGCCCGACTGCAACCATGTCTGCGCGGGAATCGCGGGCGACGGTCGGGATGAAACCGGTCAACTCCCGGCTCACCACGTCAAGCGCGGCGTAGGCATCGGGAATCAGGCTGGTGAGTGTGTTGTTGTTGGTGGGTGCGGCCATATATTTGTGCGGTTACGAAGTGAGGTTTTCTGCGGTTGGTTAGTCGGTGATCTTCCCGCCCTTTTTGCAAAAGTCGGCTTTGTTAAACGGCGAGAGCTTGTCGAAGTCGGCGCGCTTTAGCGTATTGCCTGCGGCTCCCTGCGCGTCCGTGGAGGTCGCGACGGTCGAGGCTTTGAACGTATTCAGGATGACGTGCTCCTTGAACTCGGCGAGGTTCTTTCCGTTTGCGGTGAAGGTATCCACGGCGTCGGTCAAACTGACTTTCTGCACGGCTTCAACCGACTTTGCCCACGCTTTAATTTCCGTGATGCGTGCGCGTTCGGCGGTGATTGCTTCGGCTGCGGCCTGCGCAGAGATTGCCGCAACATCGGCCGGCGCTTCCACGGGCGCGGGAATCGGAGTTGCGGGCGAGGGGACTACCGGCGCGACTGGCTCGGCAACAACGGGTGTGGGCGTGGAAGGTTCCATTTGCGCGGTTATAACAGATTGCGCGGCGGTGTCAATAGCTTTTTCATCGCCTTTGAAAAGAGCAGCCGGAAGCATTGTGAATAGTCCCGCCCATTGCGCCTTGAATGCCTTGGCTTTCGCGCCGCTGATAACGCTGTCCGCGAAGCCTGCGTCAACTGCTTCTTGCCCGAAAAACCAAGTGCCGAGTTGCGCCTTCATCATATCGCGAATCTCGGCTTCATCCTTGCCGGTGCGCGCGACGTAGAGCGCGACGATGCGATCCTCGAATTGCTTTGTGAGTTGCGCTGCGGCTGCGAGGTCGTCGGTGTTGCCGTGCGCTCCGCCAGTGACGCGGTGAATCATTACGCGCGCATTTTCGTAAATGCGAATCTTGCCCGCGTCGGCTGCGAGCATGATGACGCTGGCCATGCTTGCCGCGAGGCCGATGACGTTTACCGTGACGCTCGCGCCGCTGGCTTTAATTGCATCGTAAATCGTGAGGCCGTCATTGCAGTCTCCGCCGGGGCTGTCGAGATTGAGCGTGAGGTTTTTCACCTTGCCAACGGCGCGCAGTTGCTCGGCAAATTCCTTTGCGGAAATTCCCCACATTCCGATTTCGTCGAAAATATCCACGACGCATTCGGAGTCGGATTTGGCGGTGATGGAATACCAGTTCTTTTTCATGCTTCTTTTTTCTTGGGTGGTTCGTCGTCGTCATCCGGCTCGTCTTTGTCCGGTGGAGTCATCGGCCCCTTGGTGGTCGCCGTCTCGATGCCGAATTTTTCCATCAGCATATTGCTCTCCGCGATTTCAATCAACGTCTGTTCGAGGTCGGTGCCTTGCTCATCGTGAATCGCTTGCAGGCTGGTGAATTTGTTGGCGAGGTCTTGCGCCTTGGCGACGCCTTCCTTCACGGCGTCCACTCCTACCCATCGGCGGCCCGTGAATTTCACCGAGTTGAACTTGCGAAACTTCGCCACCGGCAACGGCACCGCGCCCATGATGAGCGCCATCTTTAGCCATTCGGAAAAGATGCGCCGCTCCGCTGTGGAGATGTCCCATTCTTGCAGCATCATCCATTGCGCGGTGATGCTCAGTCTTTCAAGTCGGCCCGCGCTGAAATTGATCTCGGAGTAGTTCTGGCCGAGCGTCGAGAATTGCGCGGCTGGAAGTCCCGCGCACATTTCGCGCAGGCTCTCGTTGCGGAAGCTGCCCGTCGCAGGATTTGGGTTGTTCGGGTTGAACTCCTTGGCGCGCACGCCGGGAGGCAGGCCGTGCATTCCGCCAGGGTTCATTTCCAGCGAGAACTTTTTCATGATGTCGGGGTCTGGCTGCGCTGCCGCCATGCCATCCGGCCCGATCAGATCCGTCTCGAAAAAGACATTGGAGCACGCGCCGACGCGAGCGGATACAACCGCAGCTTCCATCCATTTCGCAAGCTGGCGCGCGTTGCTCATGATCGGCGTCGTCCACGGCACCGGCCTCGTCACGTCCGCGTCGTCGTCAAACTTGGCGTAGTGAATGATGTCCTCGGCTGGAATGCGCGTGCAGTTTTCCTCGCCGCCCTGCATGAACGGCATGGGCGCGTAGCCTCCCCATTGGCTCGCGGTCGCCTTGACGAAGTGATACGCCACCGGGACTGGTGCCGCTCCGCTGTCGTCATACTCGATGCCGAATCGCACCGGGTTGCCGGTCGCCGCGCATTTGCCGGTGAAGTAGTAGCTGCACCACTCCGCGTTGATGTGCTGAATCTTGAAGCCGAATGGCTGATAGCGCGCATCGCGGACGAGCCGGATAAAATGCTCGCCGTCGCGCGCTGCGGATTTCAGTCGAAGCTGCCGGCTTTCGTTGTAGCTGAGTCGTCCAGTGACGGTGCAGTTTTCGCGCAACTGCCATTCGCGAAACTTTCGCTCGATGAGTTGGCAGGCGAACACGTCCATTTCGCCGACCTGTATCGTGGCCTTGCCTTTGACTTCGCGGAAAAGTTTTTTCGCGGCTGGTTTTTTGCCGGTCGTCCGTTCGATGTAGGCTGCAATCTGCGCTCGCCGTTCCGTCTCCGCGCGCAGGGTTGCCTTTTCCGTCGGCGTGTAAATCACGCGATCTTCCTCTTCCTTAATCATCATGCGGATCGTGTAGCCATTCGGCCCGATGACGTTCGCGCAGAGGTCTTGAAAGTAGCCGATGACGTATGGGTTTTCCCGCGCGAGGTTGCGCGAATACGCGCGGAGTTCCCAGTGGTTCCTGTAAATCTCCGCGTCAACTCCGATGCGGTTCACCTGCCAGTCAGGTGACAGCTTTTTCAACTGAGTAATCAGTTGCGTGTAGTCATTCCGCACCGTCGCCGTTTCCGGCGCCGCGCTCTTTGTGGATTGCCAGAATTTCCAGTTCATCGAAAGTAGGGGCGGATGGAACGTGACGGCGCATCACCGCGCAGACCGGACGCTTCGTTTTTTTCCTCCGCAACGAGCGCCTTGAGGTTGCGCACCACGGCAATCATTTTCGGGATGTCAACGCTGGTGATGCTCTGCCCGTTGAAATTCGTCGCCGCGTCGGGGTTGCCTGCCAGCAACAGGAGCGCCGCGTTCGCCGCGTCAAGCTGCTGCTGTGCGTTTGACTTGGTGAGCGTGCTGGCCGGGTTTGCCAGCACGATGAAGTCGCCAGCCGCGCCGGTCGTCACGTCGCCGCTCGATGTCTGCGTTGCGCGAGCCTGCCATGTCCACGCGCCGACAAGCATCGCCGACGATTGCGTGGCGGTGATTGTGAAAAGGAAGTTGTCGCCGCTCGCCGTGCCAGCGCACGTCACCGCCGCCTGCCCCGGCTGGTTCAGGATGAGCGTCGCCGTGTAGGTCGAGGCCGGGCATTCCGGCAGGCTGAGTTGCAGGCGCGTCGTGTCCCCCGACGTGATGGACTGCGGGAATATGGTGAGAAGCGGGAGCGCCATTGTTGGCGCTGCGTATAGCCGCGCCGCGCCGGGGTTGCAAGCTCAAATGCTTAGGGTGATGTTTTCGCGAGCCTCGCGGCATACGTGGCGATCCAATCATGCACCGGCCTGCCTCGGATGAGCCAGCCGGATTTCTGCATCACGGCGAAGAAGTTGCCGTCATAATCAGGATTCGGTTCTATGCCGTGATGTTCAAGCGTCTCGTTCATAGCTTCCTCCGAAGTCGGATACGGATGCAATGGCTTTTTTTCTCCGAAAAACAATCGGTGCTTTGCAAAAGCACCCTTTTCTTTCTTTGAAGTCTCAGAAGAAGTCTCAGAGGAAGTCTTAGGTATTGTTCCGTCCTTTTGGTTCGATGGTCGCGCCTTTTGGTTCTCTCGTCGGTCCTTTTTGCCACATGTCCTTTGGGAGAGCCATTTGTTCACCGCTTCAGGGTAGAAAAGAAAGTGCCGCGTGTTGTCGAACTTGTAGCGGCTGTTTGGGTTACGATGCACAGAGATAAACCCCATCTCGGTGAGCCTCAAAATCGCTTCGCGGATGCTCCGTTTATTGTAGAGCGCCATGATGCCGGAGTGCAGTTCCTCGGCAGTGTGGAACTGGTAAAGGCTCGCGTCTTGGGTTCCGTTGTCGCCGTGACTCACCGCAACCGCGTTGGCCTGCCGCGCCTTCTCCCGCATTCCGAGCTTTACGTCATGCCAATACTCGAAAAAAGACAGCAGGGCGGCGGCACAAGTGGTTCCGGTCGCCTCGATTTGCCACTGCCGAATGATCAGCAGGGATTCGCTTGCGGGGTGTTGGATACAGGATGATTTCATAGACAAAAGTTGCCCCGCTTGCGTTCCTCCCGGCTCGAATGAGCACGGCACAAGCGGGGCGTAGAAAAGTCGCTTCACCGGAGGAAACCGGCGCGTCACCATGATTGGCAACGCCGCGACATTGCACCACTCGCGCGGCCTTTGCAAGCGCAAAGCTGAGGGCGGCACCGTTGCCAGCGCCGCCCTTGTGTTTGCCTTGCCTTGCCGCGCCAAGCCGCGCCTGGCCCCGCCGCGCCGTGCCGAGCCTTGCCTCGCCGTGCCCGGCCCCGCCAGTCCCTGCCGAGGAAATTAACTCACAGCCACGTCACCTTGTATCGCCCGAAGATAGGGCGGAACGTGCCGAGTCCGAGGATGCCGCCCTGCGTGATCATCTTCCGCAGCGTCGCCTCGTTCAAAAGCTCGCTCGGTTGAAGCTCGAAGCGAAACGAAACGCTCCACCCGGTCGGAATCATCGGGCGCGTCTTCGGGTTTGGAATGCCCTTCGCGAGACGTGCGACGTGGTTCATGATCTTGATGCGCGGATCGTTGCTCTTGTAGGGCTTTCCGTCCTCGTCCAGAAGCGGCGAAAAAAGCGGATCGTCCCCGCCGACCGCCTCGATGTTGCAGAACGACTTAATACCCTGCGCCACGTCCCGGCCCTGCTTGCCGTAAAAACGCTTCGCAACCGATGGCGTGTTTTCCGCTGACAGGAGGCTGAACACGTTGAGCACGGGGATTCCACACGTCCCATGCTCGTCGCAATACATCTTGTCCAAGTCCTCCAGCTTGGTCTTGTTGTCCCCGCCGTAGCGGTCGAACATAATGGGCCGGATGCCCGTGAGCTTCGCTGTGATGATACTGTCTGAGTTGTCCATTTTTGTTTTCTGTGATGACCTTGGTTGTTTCGTCGAGGGTCAGGTCAAACCATTCGCCGTTCCCGCTTGGTTTTACGAGTCTGCGATGTGCCAGTTGTAGGTGTATCGCTTTTTCGAGTTGATCGGGAAATTCTGAGAATATCGTGCCGACGATATTCAGCGCGTGCGGACTCCACACATGCGCGGCCCAAAGGCGGCGCTTCAAGTCGGGCGTCGTGTAGCCGATTTTGCAATGCCTGCCGTTGTGGAAAAAATAGACGTGTCCGCTCATAAATTTGTCACGCTGTTACCGCCCGCGTGTCTCGTAATTGCCTTGCCCTGCCATGCCATGCCTGGCCCCGCCGCGCCCTGCCGGGCCGAGCCCTGCCCCGCCCCGCCCTGCCCCGCCGCGCCGAGCCCTGCCGAAAATTGTTGAAGTTGAATGCTCATGTGCGGGCAGTATTCTCTAAAGCGTTTCCGCACGCAAGGGTTATTTTTAATTTCTTTTCACAGCCACCCGCTCCGCGTCTGCCCGCCCTCAAAAATGGCGTAGTCAATTTCCGGTTTCGGCTTCGCGTTTGGCGTGCGCAGGGCTTCGGCGTCGTCGCGCATCGTCCGCTCAATTGTCTCGAAGTCCCATCGCGTGCGCCGGAACGCGGCGAGGTTGCCGACAAGCAAGTCCAGCGCTTCGTTGCGGTTGCCATCGGGGTTCTTGAACGTCTCCACATTCGCGCCGTTGATAATCTTGAACACGCTCACTTCGGATACGGTTTGCCGGATGAACTCGTCGCCGTAGCATTTGCCGAAGTGCATGAAGCCGGGCGGCTTTTCCTTCGCGCCGTGCCAGCGCAGGCGTTCGTAAATCAGTGACTTCGCCGCCCATGTCCCGATGATGATGCCCTTGGCTGTCGTCTTAACGGTGCCCCATCTGTTGTGGATTACGGATTGCCATTGCGGTGCGCCCTTGCTGATTCGCACCTTGCCAGTCACGCCCGGTACCGGGGTGTGATGGATTCGTTGCAGCATCGCAAGCGCCGGATCAACGCGCCATCCGCCGTCCACAAGCGCCATTGACAGTCGCAGCGGGACGCCGAGCGCGTGCGGGAATGTGCGCTGCTGATGCTTCGTCCATTCCTCCCATACTTCCGTGCGATTTGTATCGCCGAAAAGAACGAAGTGGCCGACGCCCCAACTCGTCTCGTCCTTCGCCCACGCGCGCCACTCCACCTCCAGCCGGTCGGCGTGCAAGTCGGTCATGCTAGTGAGCACAAGCGCCTGCTCTGGCACAAGCACTGCGGCCTCGGTCGCGTAGTCTTCGCGCCCGTCGAGAATGGGCTGATACGGTGGCGGCGGCGTTTTCTCCGTGTCAGGGTTCCAAAGCTCGGCCCGCATTTCATTCACCCATACCTTTTTGACTTCCGGCTGCGCTGCCATCGCTGCTTCGTTCTCGGCGTGGAACTGATGGAGCTTTGACGTGTAGCCTTTCGCTTTGGGAAATAGCGAGTTGGCACCGTTGATCCAGTAGCCGCGCACGCCGTTAAACGGTGCCGTGGGTTTCCATTGTCCGGCTCCCACCATGCGACGCCACTGCTTTTCGTCGTGATCCGCGTCGCACGTTTCGCAAAGGTAGAAATGAAGCGAGCCGCTTTTTTTTGCGACGGCTTTGATCTGATCGAACTTGAGCCACTGGCCTTGCCCACACTTCCGGCATGGGCAGAACCATTTTCGTTGATCGCTCCGGTCATACCACATCTCGATGTTGCTCCGATAAACCTTTGCGCCATCGGGCGTGATCTCGGCGGTGAAGGTGCCAGTGGATTCGATGATCTTCGTCGCCTCAAATCCTTCCGTGCGCCCGAACAGTTTCGCGATGGGGTCACCCTCGCCTTGGCTGCTCACCGGGTAGGCGTCCACTTCATGCGCCAGGACTATCTTCGCCGCCATGCCGCGCGTCTTGCTCTTGCTGCCAGCGTTGATGATGTAGAGTGAGCCACCGTGGAACCGCTTGTAGTCAATCGTGCGCCCGGTGTCGCGGCTCTTGCGCTCCACGAATACGCGCGTGAGTGAAGGCGTCGCCTCGATCATCGGCTCGATCACGTCGCGGGAAAAACGGTCGCTGCTGTCCTCGACTGGCCACATGCTGATGATGTTGCCGGGGTCGTCCGTGACGGTGCGCCCGATGATGTTGCCGCACACGCCTTCCGTCTTGCCGCTGCGCCGTGCCATCCAGAGCACGATCACGTTGACGGTCGGATCGTCCGCCGTGTCCATCGGCTCCACGCACCACGGCATGACTTCGTGCCGATACGGGATATCCTCGCCGTGCGTAAGCGGCGATTGGCCCGCAGCGATACGGCGGTCTTGCGCGGCCCACACGCTCGGCTTGCGAACCTCGCGCAGATGCCAGCCGGCCCAGAGCGAGTATGCGTCGCGACGGGTCTGTTCAGCGAGTCGGCGGAACTTCATGCTTTGCCTTTCTTCGCTGTGCCAGCCCGCGCGCCCACTCCCGGCGGCGTTCACGTTCCGCCGAGGTGAGTGTCTTGGGCTTGCCCTTGCCGAGCCTTCCGAGTTGTTGTGCCGCCCTATTCACCAGCACAGCACCGGAGAATGTACCGGCTCCAGTTTTGCAACCTCGGGCTGCGGCTTCGTCATGTCATAGCTGTGCGCCTTTGCACCGATTGCGGAGTCTAGCCAGTAGTGCGGCCCGCCCACATGGATGCTCGGCACGTTGGCAAGGTATGCGTCACCGTCAGCGTGCTCGCGGATTTCGATGGCGTCCCAATCCACTGCTTCAAATCCCACCCAATTCTCAGCGCGATATTCGGCGATGGCGCGGCGGAGCGGCGCGGCGGAAATGCTGCGTGATTCCATCACGTAGCAGGATGCCACGTTGTGTAGCAGGATGGCTGTGCCGTCCTTGGGTGACACGATCACTTCCGGCGCGCTACCCATGCTGCCCTCGGTTCCGCTGTCATGCGCGCAATGAGCCGAGCCGTCAGGGTAAATCCAAAGACTGTTGGAATGCGCCATGTCGATCATGCCGTCAAAGCCCTTCGTTTCAAACTGACCGGCGATGGATTGAACCTGCCTACTTGTCGGCCCGTCCTGCCATCGGACGCTCACGGATGAGCCACCTCCACGGCTGCTGGTGACTCCGAATTTCACGCTCGGCCATTCGGCTTTGAGTGCGGTACGGACAAGGACGGCGAGATCCTTCGGCGCAATGTATTCGCCGCGTGCGGCTTTGAGGTATATGGGATGCGGGTTGGCTGCGGTGCGAGTTGTGTTCATGGGTGAACCTTTTCGCATAAAACGCTTTGTGTCCACACTTATTTTCATGAGCCAGCGTAAAATGCTAAAACTCAACCTTTTACGTCTGAAGAAATTTCTTCCGGCGGTGCATTTTTCCCGTCATCTTGCGGTGTTTCTTGCTCCAATTCCGGCAGCTTCAACTCGCGCAGCGCCGCGAACACGGATTCCTTTTGCGCCGTGGTCAGCGTCTTGAGCCGGGATATCCGAGAGACGCCGTGCGCGATGGCATCCGCGAAGTTGTTCAGGTAGTCGCTTCGCAGGCAAAGCGTGCCCTCCATGCGTGCGCTTTCCATCTCGGCCATATCCGCCTCGGCCTTGAGCTTCCGCGACTTGTCCTCCTTGCTGCTCGCGCTGTGCCGGTCACGCAGACTGCGGATGTAGGCGACGTTGCACTTCACCGCCGCCCATGCGCCGTCTATCGGCTTCGGGATCGTGCCCGCGCGGGCGAGGACGTAGAGATGCTCTCGCGTCACGTCGAGCAGTTGCGCGGTGCGGTCGGCGTTCCATTCGGCGGTTGTTGCGGGGCGGCTCATGGTTTTTCTTGTTTTGCTCCGGCTGTAATTCCTGACTCCGTGACAATCATCACGCGAAACTGTCCGCGCTGCGCCGCCGAAACTGCGGCTGTCTCAGTTTCAAATCTGCGCTGCACTGGACTCCACGCAAGCGCGCGTGGATTCCACGTCTCCAGCTTGTAATAAGGATCGAAGCGAACGCTTCCTTTTGTGCGTGCTCTCATTTGGTTTTGACTAGCTTCATGCCGTAGTTGTCAGGCGAATCTGGAATGACGACGCCGGGTTTCAGGATGAGCTTGTTGTTTTTGAACGGCTTCATGTTCACGACGTGCTGCCAGCGCCCGAACCTGTGGCGTATTTTCACCACGTCAGGGTGTTGGTTTTCCAATGACTGCGCCATTTTTAGGCGACCATCGCCGGTATAAAGAGAATCAGTATTGCCGCCCTTCATCTTCATCGTGGTGATTTTTTTGCAAACGAATGCTTGGCACAGTATCGTGCAGAATCCTGCCTTGAGCACACGGAGAGACAGATCAGTGTCTTCATTGTAGCGCCCGCGCCAGCGAAACGGGAGATTGTTCCGAATCAAAATGCAGGAATAAATCCGCGTGTTGATGATAAGCGGTCGCAGCTTTGAGAGTGTCGGCGTGAACATTTCATATTGAAGCCCTGCGAGCGGGACATTCTCATATCGGTTCACCAAGTCCTCGACACATTGGAAACAAACGCCGGATGTCACGCGGAGTTTTCGGTTATTATGGACTCGCGCAAACCACGCAATGTTGTCATCTAAAATCCAGTGCCAAGCGTGGCCTTCCGCCTTTGCGTGTTCCCATACCCAATTCCGCGCCGGGATGCCACCCTGCCCGAGATTTGAAAACGGCAGGACAAGTATTTTTGCGGGGTCAATCACCGTAGAGTATTGCGGAAACTCCTGCGGTTCGATGACGATTCTGAATGGAACTTTGATTTCATCCAACGCCTTCGCGGTCATGCGCCGCTCCCATCGTCCTTTCGATATGATGTAAACTGGCGCGCTAGGATTGCTCATATCGTGCGCCGTCCACTGATCCGAGTTGATCGAAGTCCGCCTTCGGATACCACGTCGAAAACAGCTTTCCCTTGTGAGATAGCGTGTAGCCAAGAAGCTTTTCAAAGTCTCGGCGCGCTGCTTCGTTCTTGAAGCGCACAGTGCAGAAGTGTGCGCCGCCCATAATTTCCTCCTGAGTAAATTCAGGCATCCCGGCCCATACTTCGTTCGGATCATTCTCGCCCTGTTCAGGCGGTGCCGCCGTCATAAGCTCTTCCAGCCCTAGATGATCGAACCCGGTCAGGTCCATGTCGAAGTCGCCCGTGTCCAGTTCCTCCGCCAAGTCGCGCAGCATGGTGCGGTCGGCGTCGGCCAGTTCCGCGATGCGGTTGTCGGCGATGAGGTGCGCCCACTCGTCGGCTTCCGTTGCGAAATCCTGCTCGTCCACCGGCACCTCGGCAACCTGCAGCAGCTTCGCCGCTTCCAGCCTGCCGTGCCCGGTGACGACGAAGCCGGAGCGACGGCTGATGGTGATGGGTGCGCGCCAGCCCTGGTGCCGGATGATCTTGGCGAGCAAGGCAACCTGAGTGTCGCCGTGCTTGTTCGGGTTGCGCGGATTCGGGATGAGGCTGGTCACGTCCGAGAGGCGCAGGTGCGCGCAGTGGACTGGGATGCCGCTGGCAAGGGGTGGTGATGCTGATGGTTTGGGTTTCATTATGGGTTTTGTAATACGTCGAGTTTTTTGCGCTGACTACGTTTGGGAGGCACTACGGAACC